GCTACTTTAGTTTGCTATTCGCACCGTGCCCACAGCGGCGCGAGCCTCGTTTCTTGAGGCCGAATACGCAGGCTCCTCGATTCCTCGAAGGGAGTATTTCCTCGTACTCTACTTCTCCACCATTGGTCGTACCGATAACTTTCCAAGTTATCGGGAACCGCTCTTTTCTTAGAGCGTTTAGGACCAATCCCCTGAACAACCTCGTACTCTGTTTGCCAAGGACCTTGTCCGTTAGGACAGGCGGCATCCCATTTCCGAGACTCGGCTGGAACACGATGTTTATTCTTCGTGTAAATGCCGAACGAAGCCCTGTCTGAGGTAAAAGGTAAACGGTATCTAAACCCGTAACCTCTCAGCGCAGATAGGTAGAACGAAGCCAATGATTGAAAACCATTGTCGTTCGCCCAGTTTATCGCACCGATAAAGGAGCTATAAACCTTCGCGTCCCAGTTACCCCGCTTGAAGAAGGGTAATCGGAACTGTACAGGAGTTATATCCTGGCCGTCAAATGCAAACACCCCGCAAGATTCACGGAACGTCTGAGACCCAGTGAACGATTTAGATCGATTCACCGTAAAGCCAAGACGGACTAAGGTGGTGACGACACTGCTTGTGGTACGACTGTCCACAGCAATATCATCGCCATAAACGACAGGGGGTTCAAACCTCTTCGTGAAAGGAGTGAATGGTCCCCTAGACCTGTGGAAACCATCCTTGAGAAAGGATGATACCTCAGCCTTGGTGACAACTCTGCCACCAGTCTCTTCTCCGAGCGAAACGCATATTGCAGCGTATATGCAGACGGCCGTAAAAACAATACATTGGATGGGGAAGCAAACTGCTGACCCCATCGGTGCAAGTTTAAAAACGGACACGACTGAACCACCGGGTAGCTCAACTTTTGAGGTACGGGTGGCCATCACGTAGAATAATAGATCTCGAGGAAGAATACCTCGGACTAAATCTACATGGACGCTGTCTGATGCGGAACTCAGGTCGATGGTATCGGTTGACAGGTAGATACTACCATGTATGGCCGCCATCTGGCTAAGGGATTGATCCTCTATGTCGACGAATCGACCGATTGGACCAGACTTTATTGTATTACGAATCCAACGATGTACCTCCTGTTGGAAGTACATGAATGCGTTGGGCTCCATACAGATAGAGCGACTTTTAGTGATGTCCTTTGGGACAAACTTAAGTCTCCCGACCTCGCCTGAATGCTCACTTGACTTCTTGATTGCCGTGAGGCAACCAAACCCTTCTGACTGGGACCGTTTTGGACGTTCCCGATCGAAGGCGTACCCTAAACGCGGGTGTAGTTGAAGGCTACTCAGCTTATCAAATACATCGCGCACACCCCTTTCGGCGACCTTCCCTGGCCCAAACTTGGGCAAAAGATGGTCAACCTTGAGGGGTGGCAGGATCTCTGAAACGATGTTACGTAAAGAACTAACATCGTTTTTAGAGAAAGTCAGGGTACGCAGCTTGTCCTCGACCTCCAGCCATCCGCGCAATGCGGTGGCATCGAACTCTGGATCATCATATTCTAACTTCTTGCCAAATAGCAAGAAGGTTTGAACATAGCGAAGGAGTTCAGGTCGTCCGGTTTTGACCCATGTGTGATACTCCTTAAAAACAGGAGTGTCTATCATGAAGTCATGGAACACACGTGTTGACGTGTCCCCTCCAGTTGAATACTCATCACTGAGTATCTCATGGGAGTAACCGGAATACTTCTTAATCGTAACACTCACATGAGTGTCGCGAAGTTCCTTAAGGAACTTCCAATAAACCTTTGAAGGTTTAAAGGAAAAAGGAGTGTTCAGAGGGCTGTCGTCTAGCAGCTTTAGGTACGAGAGGATAAAGAACTTGATGAAGTCTTTATTTGCTCCGTACTTGAGCTGAGGAGGAAAA